TCCAAAAGGTTTTAAATCTTTTTCCCATGTAATGATAGCATCGTTTGAATCTAAGTTAGAGCCATCTAGTGCAAGTAGTGTTATTTCACCATCTTCGTATTTAATTTTTCTATCTTCGAATGTAACGACAGTATATTCAACTGAAGTTCTATCAAATGGAGTATTTTGTCTAAAATTATCTAAATCTGCATCATCCAGATTATATAGTTGATTAATAATAGTATGAATAAGTTTTTGTTGTTTAACTTTTGCAGGTGGGTTAATTAATACTGGCATGTCAAACTGTATAGATGCAACATCAATAATATCGTCAATACTACTACCTACGCTTCTACTACTCCATGTAGTATTTTTCATTTCTACATAAGTTAAAGCACTCCAGTCAAATGGATTAGCAGATGTTTTAACATCTAACGTTGGATTAAACAACACTAATATTTGTTCCATTAGTTGTAATTTTTGTTCAGTATTTGATGTCCATATATCACAATTCATTGACAACATATATGTAACAGGATTATGTCTTTCGATTGTATATCTGTTGCCAGGCTCATTACCATATTCGCCAGTTACATTGTTGTATTTCTTTTCAGCTACTTGAACTTTATCAATATGAGCTGGAAATGTTCTTAATTCTGGCGCCATAGCTAAGTTAGTTACGTAGCAACTAATAAAAGGAACAGTATTAACAATGTTTTCTGAATTTTCTCTTGTTATATGTGCTGCCATACGATTAATATCGCCATAACGAACAGGAACTAATTGCATTTGTGCTAAGCCAGTATCATCCTTGCCCATTTGCACACTAAATCCACTAAACAGTCTTATAAACTGCTGAATGTATCTTCTAATCTGTTTGTCGTAAAAGTATTGTTGCTCTGCCATTGCTTATTCCTAAAAGTCTGAATCTAGTCCTTTTTTCTTTGGTGTCATCACCTTAGATAATGCTTGACGTTCTGGGACCTCTGTATTATCAACAACTGTTGTTGCATTATTGTTAATAAAGTCTCCTGCATTGTAAGTTTTATCAGACCATGTTTTGTCTGTAATGTTATCATATAACCTATGCCATCTGCTGCCTCTAAACACAAACAATCTATTTGGATTGAAATCATTTCTTATGAAATATTCTCCATCGTTTGGTTGTTGTGGGAATTGATCACCAGTTTGTAAAACTTCACCATGTTCGTATGCACTTTCTTTTTGATCATCTACTCCGAATAAATGTTCTGCCAGTGGTAAGTTATTTGGATTGGCTTCTTCTGCAGCCTCTACAATTGCATTGCTAATATTAAGTTCGGTTTTGTATGCACTAAGGCTATTTTTAAGACTATCTGGATCACCAGCAGTTCCAAGTATATCTGCGTATTCTTGTGTATCTGTTAATGGTGCTACCTTAACACGCCAAATGTGTGGATACCAGGTTTGTGAAAATCCTTCACTTCCTCTACTTGCATCTTGCACTACATAAAACTTGTTAACAGCATCTCTGTCTGTGCTTAATAGTAATTCGTCACGTAAGTGTGGTAATTCTAAAACATCGCCTGGCATTAATCTTCTGCCAAGTTTTTGAACCATATCGTTTATATGAAAAGTAATAAACAGTGTATCATTTGTTAAAAATAAACCAAATTGTGTTAGATCAAAATCGTTATCACTTACATTATATACACCACGTAGTTCAAATATATCAGGATCGTATTTACGATCTCTGTTTTCCATAAACAGTAAGTCTTGGATTTTAGTTTCATCAACTAAACCTTCTGGATTTAATTCTTCACCAGATAACATATCTTTTTGTGTGCCACTACTATAGTTAGGCTCACTTGGATCGTTACTAGACGGGTCATCTTGCGGTCCAAGATACTTATGAACATGTATTGCGACACCACCAATTGAAAATTGTTCGAGAATACTTCTATCCATGAAGTTATAATCGTTGCTTTTGTATGGTTTATATAAACTTAATCTTGGCATATGGTTTTCCTATTATATACAGTATTTATGACTTGCGAACTTCCAAGATGGTAAATAGTTATATGCGTAGTTAATCTTAACTAGCATTATAAAGAGGAAAAATTATGTTTAGATTTTTTACAGTAAAAAAATGGGCTTTATGGTCCTGGCTAGGATCAGCAATAATCCTATCATCGCTTTGGGTACAAGTCGAAATTGATGTTAAGATTAACGAATGGTTCGGCCAATTTTATGATATGATTCAAAAGGCATTAGCAACACCCAATGCAATCACCATAGGTGAATATTGGGGTAGTTTAGCAAGTTTCTTATACTTGGCGGCTATCTATGTAGGTATCGCAGTAGTAGTAAGTTTCTTTACAGCACACTATCTATTTAGATGGCGCACAGCAATGGTTGAATGGTATCATAGTGTATATGACAAAGCTAGAACTATCGAAGGCGCCGCTCAGCGTGTGCAAGAAGATACTATTAAGTTTAGTCGTATTATGGAAGGATTAGGAACAAGTTTTATTGAATCAATTATGGTTCTAGTTCAGTTCGTTCCTATTCTATTAGGACTATCAGTAGGTATTCCTATCTTCTTCTTTGGTGATTGGCAATATGGACTTGTTACAGGTGCTATTGTTTGGTCAGTAGGCGGAACATTATTCTTAATAGCACTAGGTTGGATATTACGCTTAGTTGGTGTTGAATATGATTTGCAGAAGAAAGAAGCGGCATACAGAAAAATACTTGTTATCGCAGAAGATGATGGCAATGTGAGACCAAAAACTATTAACGAACTTTTCCAAGATGTTCGTAGTATTCACTTTAAGTCTTATTTGCGTTATTTGTATTTTAATGTAGGACGTATTACATACTTACAAGCAAACGTGTTATCAGCTTATGTGTTCTTAGCACCAGCTATTGTAGCCGGCGTTGTAACACTAGGTGTAATGCAACAGATTATTCGTGCATTTGGACGTGTTGAAGGTAGTATGCAATATCTCTTTAGAGCGTGGCCAACACTTATTGAGTTAATGAGTGTGTTCAAACGTTTAAGAGAATTTGAAAGACAAATCAAAGAAAAATAAAGAAAAATTGTAACTAATTGAAAACCCAAGATTCTTTTCTTGGGTTTTTTCTTGACAAATGCACCAAGATATCTTATACTGTATAAGTAAATTAAGTAAAAAGGAAGAAAAATGTCTAAAGCACTAGGAAAATTTGACGATACAGTAGATGATATGATATTACACTTTGAAGGAGTGAAATTTGAAGACGTGGATGATATGACACTTGAGATTGAACATTGGAATGATCTTAAAGAACAGCAAGGTTACCAAACTGTTTGGTCAATGAGCGATACTGCAATGCCGTTGGACTTTGAGATCTTTACTAACAAGCCACGCAAAGTTACATACAAGTGTATTGAATCAATGGGAGATACACTAGACAGTGAAGTTACTTGGATTGAGTTCAGCTCAATGGCTGTAAATGGTACCGTTGGCGAACTTTGGCGTGCCGCTGAAAGTTGTTTTCAACAGGCTAAAGCAGCTGTTGGTGATTGGCACATTTACATTGAAGATTTTGAAATGCAAGACGATGGATCGCTTGCACTTGTTACCGGTAGTTAACCGCAATGGTTGACAAAACCAATAAACTGTAATATTATACTTTTAAGAATTTCATCATTATAGGAGAAGCTACATGGCAAAGACAAACTTAAAGCCCCGAAAGAAAAAGGCGCCACGTAGAGCACCACACATTAAGCGAGGTGCAAAACTTGAAGCTCCAACTTGGGAAGGTTGGGAAGAACTTACAGGTGAACAATTTCATCGCAAAGCTCAACATGCCCGTGAATGGTATTATCACAACTACAAGCCAGTAGATCTTTATCCGGCAGTTGAAGAATGGATGAAACAACAAGGAGAAGAGTTCTCTAAAGAAGATATAAAAGCAGTTAAGGCCGCACCAGGACATTCGCTAAGTGTAACAGCAGGAATTACAGCCAAGTTACTATCAGCAGGTATGCCAGATTATAATGAAAAAGAAGATAAGTATTGGGAATCATTGGCTGGAACAATGGGCAATCTTAAACCAGCAACAGAGTTTTTACGAAAGCAAATTAATACTGCAATAGAGGCAGGTAAGCCAATCCTTGCTGCAAAGAAAGAAATTGTAAAAGAAAAAGCAAACACATATCAACCTACCATACAAGAACGTATGCGTGAAGCATGTATTGTAATGGCAAATGATATTGAAAATTTTGTAGATACGTATCTATCTGAATATGATGCACAATTACTAAAGGAGTTTGAGCCAGTAAAAATATTACGGAGAGAAAATTGTAAAGCCGGACATGCAAGATTAATTAAAACATGGTATCAAGGCGAGCGTGATGAAATTTATGATTTGGTTAACTTTCCTACTAGTGCTAAACTAAAGAAGATGAGCGAACATGAGAAAGATATGTATACTCAACTTAAAGAAGGATACGATCATTTATCAGCCAAGCAAGCAAAAACTCTATTAGAAATGTATCAGCGTATTGTAGATGCATGTGATATTATTTCTGTAGAAAGTAAAGCACAACGCAAGCCACGTAAGGCTAAATTCAAGTCAGCAGATCAACTTGTTAAAAAACTTAATTACAAACTAAGTGATAGTAATTATGGTATTGCAAGTGTTCCACCTGAAAAGATTATTGGAGCCAATATTGCATTAGTGTTTAATTGTAAAAATCGCAAAATTGGATTATATTATGCAAGTAATGTTGATCCATTGAAACTAGGTAGAGATGGATCAGGACTAAGTGTTAAAGGAACAACACTTCAAGGTTATAACGAAGAAAAAAGTGTGCAACGCACAGTTCGTAAAACAGATGAGTTTTTACCAATGATTAAAAAAACTACAAAGTCTAAGACAGAGAAGTTGTTTCAAACACTAAAAACAACAGAAACAAAACTTAACGGTCGCTTCAATAACGAAACAGTAATATTGGCAGTGTTTTAATGTTCACTTATATTAATCCTTATGAAGTTTTTAACATAAGTGAAGATGATAAGTTTGGTGTAATTATAGATTGTAAAAATACAGAAACTCATTCGCTTGATATGGATTTAGATCAGAAGCTAGGGCTAGTATCACTTGAGTCTGCTCAACATGCCGGTTTTAATAATATTATAATGTTTGAAGATAGACTTGATTTTGACGTAGCAGTGCAAGAACTTACAAAAATAGGCGTATGGAAAATTATATATGTATTTTCTGGCACATTGTTTGGAGATAAAAGTTCAAAAATTACTAGAAGGTTCCCACACCTAAGTGCTTTTGTAAAAGATGATTTTGTTTTTAGAAAATTCTTTATATTTGAAACTGAAAAGTATAAGTTCTTTGATATTAGAGATCCATTTTTAGGAAATGTAGTAGATGAATTAACACATGTAAGCATGGATCAATTAGATATAACATATTTAAACCCTTATGAAGATAATTATGAATTTCTAGAAGATTTATCAGCAAGGGAAATACCAGATATTGCTAAACTAAAAACAACCAATGCTGTAGATAAAAAATATGCAGAAGAAATGGTAAAAATTGCAACAAATCTATTTAGTGAATAAGATAAATACATAGTAAGGAAAAGAACTTCCAGGAGAATGTATTCATGAGCAAAAAAGCAGAATTACAAAAAGAAATTGAACTTCGTTTAGGCGGAGGAATGGTCGATGTTGAACTTGATCCAGAACATTACGAACTAGCCATTAAAAAAAGCCTAGAGAAATACAGACAACGAAGTGAAAATGCAGTTGAAGAAAGTTTTATTGTATTAGAACTTTTAGAAGACCAAAGCGAATACACATTACCAAATGAAGTTATTGAAGTGCGTGACATTTATAGACGAACAACAGGTGTAAGTGCAGGTTCAGGTAATGACTTTGAGCCATTTCAATCAGCATACATGCAAACATACTTACTAGGATCATCACGTAAAGGTAGTTTATCTACATTTGACTTCTTACAACAAAGCAGAGAAACAATGGGTCGCTTATTTGGAGCAGAGCTTATGTTTACTTGGCGCCCACAAGATAAAAAACTTATTATACATCGTAAACTTAAAGCAAACGATAATGCTGTTCTTTGGTGTTACAACTATAGAACAGATGAAGGACTAATATCAGATCAATATGCTGGTCCTTGGCTTAAAGATTACTCGTTGTGTCATGCAAAACTTATGATAGCAGAAGCACGTGGTAAATTTACACAGATTGCAGGACCACAAGGCGGAACTACAATGAACGCAGATCAACTTAGAACTGATGCAATGGCAGAGATGGACAAATTAGAAACTGAGCTAACATTATATAATGATGGACAAAGCGGCTTAGGTTTTGTTATCGGATAATACTTGACAAATCATTAATATTCTACTATAATATATAAAAGTTATAGGAGATTTCATTGAAAAAAGTAATTGGTATATGTGGACTTATTGGACACGGCAAAGATACAGCGGCCGGATTCTTAATCGAAGAAGGGTTTCAGCGTATTAGTTTTGCAGGTGTATTAAAAGATGCATGTGCTAATATATTTCAATGGGATAGAATACTACTAGAAGGCAATACACCAGAAAGCAGAGTTTGGAGAGAAACTGTTGATGAATGGTGGGCAGAGCGTTTAAGTATTCCTAACTTCACACCCAGACTAGCACTACAGCAAGTAGGCACAGATGTTATGCGTAGACATTTTCATCCAGATATATGGGTTGCAGCATGTGAACGTCAAATTGCAATGGCCGAAAAGAATGTTGTTATAAGCGATTGTAGATTCTTTAATGAACTAAACGTAATAAAACGTTTCGGTGGAACTACCGCAGTTGTTTGGCGAGACGGTGAACCAGAATGGTGGGGATCAGCTTGTAAGGCAAATATAGAACACGCACCACATATAATGGAAACACAATACCCAAGCGTTCATCCAAGTGAATGGAGTTGGGCAGGTTGGACATTTGATAAACAGATTAACAATATCGGCACATTGGAAGATTTACGTCAACAAACGCTAAAATACCTGCTATAAAGTATATACTTAACTCTGTAACCACCCCTTTTTACAGCACCTACCATAAATACAAGTAGACAACGATTCTACGTTTTTAATAAAGGAGCTAAATTATGGCAAATCTTGTTTCACCTGGAGTTCAGGTAACAATCACAGACGAATCAGTTTACGGTCCAACTGGCACAGGCACAGTTCCAATGTTATTCATTGCGACAGGCCAAGACAAGGTTGACCCAACTGGCACAACAGATATAGCAGCACAAACTGTTAAATCAAAAGCAGGCAAACCTGTATTAGTAACATCACAACGTGAATTAACACAAAACTTCGGTAATGTTGATTTCCATAAAGTAGGCGCCTCTGTCGCACAAGGTGATGAAACTAACGAATACGGACTATTAGCCGCATATTCATTTTTAGGACAAAGCTCGGCAGCTTATATTGTTAGAGCAGATGTTGATTTAACATCATTACGTCCACAAAGCTCAGCACCAACAGGTCCTGCAGCAAACAACACATACTGGCTTAACCCAAGCACATCTAACTGGGGGCTGTTTAAATACTCAACAACAGCAGGTTGGGAAGCGGTTACACCAACAGTAGAAATTACAGACGGTCAAGGCAATCCAACTTCAACAGTTGTAACAGGTGGATACTTAGTAGAAGTAGCCGTAGGTGCAGCTGATACTGAAATTAAATATTGGAAAGAAGCCAGTGGCGCATGGGCAACAGCAGCAGTTGATGACTTTGCACCACACTACAGCGAACCAAGTTCACCAAGTGCAGGCGACTTATGGGTTAAAACTACTACACCAGGTAGCGGTGTTAACTTAAATGTTTCACAATACACAACAGCAGCAGGTTCTTTTGTGGCAAAAGCAGTAACATATGCACAAGACTCAGCACCAAACGGAACAGCTGATGTAATGCAAAACGGAACAGGCGCTAAAGACAGAACATTAGCCGCAGGTGATATATGGTTAGACCACCAAACAGATAAACTTGCTGTTCAAGTATACACAGGCTCAGCTTGGGCTGATATAGTAGTAGTTGGACAAAACACACAACCAGGCGGAACGCCAGTTGATGGAACAGTTTGGCATGATGGTGACATTAACGAATTAGCAATTTATGAAGTTGCAAGCGATAGTGGAACACAAAAATGGCAACGTGTAACTAACGTTTCATACGCAACAGGCGAGCCAGCAGTAGGCGCCTTAGGTGACTATTGGGTTGACACTGATGAAGCAGGCTATCCAGCAATTTACCGTTCAAACGGTGCTGCATGGGTTAAGAAAGATAACGCAGACCAAACAACATCAGCAGGTGTTGTGTTTGGTGATATTACTGCCAACGATACAACAGCAGCTGCCTTTGAAGCAACTCTATTAGCAGGTTCTCCAGACCCATTGTTACACCCAGTTGGAACAACTGGTATTAACATGTGTCGTTCAGGCGGAACAGTTAGAAAGTATAATTCATCACTAACAACATCTTGGAAATGGCGTAACCATGCTTCTAACCAAGTTGATGGTTCAGGTTCATTTGGTAGACATGCCCAAAGAGCAGTAGTGGTAGCGGCAATGCAAGCAAGTGC